GTCAACGTCAAGATGTAAAAATCTTCCCGAAACTCCTATTCTATTGATACCAAGTTTTAAAGCCAACCTTATTATTTTATATCTGTCTTTGGAATCAGTGATTGCAATATCACAAGCCAATCCAAGCAAATGTGAACTATTCTTTGAAGCGTTTTTTAACGTTTCATTATGTTCTTTTGTTCTATATCCGCTTGTAATGTGAATAGGTTTCCCAAATCTTTCTCTAAGCTCATCTAAAAGCAATAGAAAGTTTCTATCCATTAAACGCCCACTTCCGTCAACGTCTGGACTATCAAATTCATATACACTAAAATATTTTAGCATAAACCGCAATTTACGCAAAAAGGACACTCAAACATTTTTTTTTATTTTAAATAATACTATTGCAAGCAAACATATTATTGTTACACAAGTCGGACACATATTACTGTTTTTTTTCGTCTTTTATTTTTTTTATTTTCAATAACGTGTACACAATTGTAGCCATCAATAGAATAATTTTCAACCACATTTCAATGTCTGTAAATGTCACTACAAGTGTACTGCTGTTTATTGTATACAATTTTATATCATTAAATTCCATCTTTTTTTATTTCTCCTGTCTCTAAATCTACCGAGACTTTACCATATTTTTCTTTTAACTTTTCTAAATTTTTTTGCAAATCTTCTCTGCTTTGTTTTTGTTCTTTTTTAAAATTTTCAATCGCAATTTCTAAAGCATCAATTTGCATTATTGCCGCACCAATATTGTTGTTTGTTAGGTTTATAGAGTTATTCAATTCTTTTAGATAATCCAGTTCTGAGTTTTCAAGTTTTGCCATATTTTTAATTTTGAGTTATCAAGTTAATTCCAATTTACTTTTATTGTTTTTGTTTTAGGTGTGATTTTATCGTCTAATCTTTTACTTAAATTTTCCTTTAAAGAAACAACGTCTATTTTAGATTCCAACCAAGACACAATAATGTTTTTACTTATTTCATCAAAATCAACAAAATTATTTATGTCAAGCTCCAAATGCAACATTCCGTTTTTATGAACTTTATAATCTTCTTTTTCACAAGAGTATGTATAATGAATTGTTTTTATCACATCTTTAAAATCTAGCTGAGAAATTTCTACGTCAAAACAATTTATTTTCCAAGTATATTTTTTTCTTTTACTCATTGATTTTATCTTTTAAATAATCAATCTCTTCTTTTAATTCTTTTATGGATTTTAACAAAATCGGAACAATTTTTGTATAATCTACTTGTTGCATTTTTTCACCATCTTTTTCACCAGAAACAGCGTGTGGTAAAACTTGTTGTAATTCGTGAGCTTTAACGCCATAAGAGCGTTTCTCTGAGCTTTTCCACGCAAAATTGTATACTTGTATGCCTTCTAACAAATTAAGCCCGCTAAAGTCCTTAAAATCCTTTTTTTGTCTAACGTCAGATATTGTATTAAATGCGTTTGCTAAAACATTACCAACAACGTGAAGAGCTTCCGTTGGTGAAGTTGTATTAATTCCTACATTATCAACATCTAAAATTAATTTTCCGCTCCCTGTCACGTCGCTTATAGTCATAACATTGCTCGTTACTGACATAGCAAAATCTGGTGAACTTGTTGTTGTCGTTGCGAAGGTGAATCCGCTTGTTGCTTGCACCGTACCAGTTACTCCCACATTTCTTGAAAAAATATTCATTGCTGTACTTCCGTCAAGTCTGTAATATTCAGTCGTGCCACCACTACCATTATCACATTTAAACTTTATGTCTTTGTCATCGGTTGTATTTTCAAGTATTAAGTCACCAGTACCCCTTTGATTTAAAATTGAATTTGAAGCACTATGATATATTTGAAAATCGTTACTTGTTCCAAATTGTGCTTTTACATTATCTAAAAACCTTATATTTTTACTAGCGATACTATATCCACTACTACCATCTAAACGAAAATATTCAGTAAGTCCGCCAGCTCCGTCATCGTTAGAAAATATGATGTCTTTGTCATTTGCATTATTTTCTATTTTTAAATGACCAGTTTCATTTGTAATTGATGAGTCAGTTCCATTGTGTGATATTTTTAAGTCGGTATTGTCTCCAATTTTTAATTGAGCATTATCTGGCAAAACCAAATTTCCAAGTCTTAAATCTGCCAACGCATAACCCAAGCCAGTTGATATATTTCCAGTCGATGTTGGTTCTGTTGATGAATCTTTAAATAATTTAAAAACGCCATCAGAAAAATCTCTGTAAAGTCCTGCGTATAATGCTGTACTTCCGTTTGTGGAATATTGTCCGTAAAATCCAATATTGCTGATATTGGCAAGATTGTCTTTTGCTAATTTTATTAATGGGTCTTTGACATCTAAATCGGTAGTATTTACTGTTGTAAGTGTACCAGCTACGGTCAAATTGGAAGAAATTGTCACACTACCTGTTACAGCCAAAGCAACACCAGAGCTTACACTACCACCAATTCCAACGCCGCTTGTGCTTAAACGAATCGTGGAAGCATTTCCAGAACCATCAGTAATGACTTGCTCTGTACTACTTAAAACTACGTTGTCCGTCGTTTTTAATAGAGCTACATATGTCTGATTTATTTGCTGATTTAATAAACTTGCCATATTCTAAATAAACTTTTAATTTTTTAATATCTTCATTTTTAGGTTTATATCTCATAATTGCCAACCATTAAACAAACTGTCTTTATCTGGATGTATATCGTCGTTGGTATTGCTGTTGTATTTTGGGTAAGTACTTTGATTAAAAGTCATAAAGTCGATAAATCTTCTTGTATAATATTCTGCAAAATTTCTATGCTTTGCAATCAAATAATCTAATTCTTCTTTACTTACGCTTTCACTATTTTCACTTGTGTGTTTAAAAACTCCACCATTTTTTACTTGATAAGATGCAAAAGGTAAGTAATCGACCATAGCAAAATGAATGAGCATCGGCTGAATATATGTGTTTATCAAAGTCGTGTCGGCAGTGGTAAGAGTGTCACCAATAATTTTCGTTTGTAAGTCATTGTATAAATCAGTACCTAAATAATTTCTAATGTGTATTTCTTGAGACAGCTTTATAAAGCCAAGAAATTTGTCAACATCTACTGAACCGTCAACAATAGAGTTTCTTTTTAAATCAATTGGTTTTATGAAAAGAGCAGTAGCCATATTTAATTAATTCTCCAGTTGTTATTTTTGTTTGACGCTATTTGTGCAACTTCTGGTGGATTTGTTTCAAATTTTGCACCTTTTCTTTGGTTTTTAGGTAATTCGCTGATGATTTGTCTAGCTCTTGTAACCGATATTTTTTTGTTTCCTTTTTTCAAATAAATTCTTCTCATCCAGTAATGACTACAATTCACTCCGCCTTTGTATAAAAATATGTTATAAGAATTTTCTCCTTTTGGTGCTAGCTCTGAGTTTGCGGTGCTTTGTTTGTTTAAATCTTCCATACGATAAACTTTATTTGCAGCTAACATTTTTTTACAAAACTCTCGGGATTTACCTTCTGTTTTTCTACCTGCTGTATAAGCATATCTTACTCTAAAAATATCGGTGTCTTGCGTGCTTCTTTTTCTTGCATCACCACTTACTACTTTAGCAAACGCAAAATAATCTTGAATTTGTGTTTCATCTTCTAACGCTGGTTGTTCGTCGACCAAAATCCAATCATCACCATATTCTTCTCCTTTTGAGATTAAGTCGTCTGCAATTTGTGACATTACTTCTTTACTCAAAGAAACATCGTTGTGGTTGCAAACTTGCTTTTTTAATTTTACACCTGTCTCTTCTTCTTTTGTCTCTTCATCTTCAACGTTTTCAAGGTCTGTAAATTCGAGCGGTTGAAGCGTTTTAAAGTATAAATTAAGCGATATATTGTTGTAAGCTAGTATTTGGTCTAAACAGTCAATTAAAAGTCTTTGAAACGGACGAATGACAGTGTTGTCCATAAGCGTAGAAGCTGTTTGTATTTCTTCAGCGTTGTTTCCGAATCCAGTTTTGTCTTTTACTCCAAACAACATTGGACTCACTACACGATGAGAAACCATTATTTTTTTTGAGCTTTCTTCACTTAAAAATTGATATTGTTGATGAGCATCCGACAATTGAACTGGCTCAATACTTGCGGCTGTGTCTGGATTGTCATTAAAAGCTAAAATAAATTTTCCCGCATTACTACTTGACGAAAATTTCTTGTAAATACGTTGTTCAATAAGCTCTCTTTCTTCTTCATTTGGCACACCATTGTTGAAGTTAATCAACATACTTGGCGACATACCGTTCATAATGTTATTTAAATGGAAATTTCCAATTTCTTCTTCAAGCTCGGCATACTGTAACCCCCCTTGATATGACACTGGTGAATAATAAAAAAATCCAGCTTTGTATGGTTTAATATACATTATTTCGATATTCTCTTGACTTGTTTGAAAAGCTGGTATTCTTTTTAATGTATCGTTGTATTTGTATTTACTCCAATCTTTAAAATAATAATATGCTTCTACTTCACCTTTTGAACCTGCTTTTTCAGCTCGTAGAGTTTCAACTGGTATATGAGCAACTTGTGCAATTTGTTTTCTATCTTTTGAATAGATAATTTGCAAAGCACACTGACCCATCAGTTTTAAATCATAACACGCTTTTCTAATCACGTCGCTTTTAAAAAGTGAAATCATTTGAGCATATTGGTCTGGCTTTCTACTGCTATCAGTTGCGTCCAATCCTTTTCCATAAATCATTTCTGAAATGGCGTTGATAATTGCGTTGTTTGTAGGACTTCCGTTGTATCTATCTATCAAATACTGAAAGTAATTATTATCTTCACCATAAGAAACAAAATCACGATTTTTAACTTCCGTAACTTTTGGTGTTGTATAACTATTTAATTGAATAAATCTTATATCGCTCATACTATTATGTATTCAGTGTCGTGAGAACTTGTCGCGTCGTCAAAATCATATTCATCTTTGTTTATATCATAATAGTTATTGTTTGATTGATTTATTGTCTGAGCGGTCGAAAATATTTTGTCTTTATAAATAATATTATCACTCGAGTCTTTTACAGTCAAGTCATAAAATCGACCTTCTTTGAAAATACTGCTTCCGCTTGAAGTATAAGTTGTTGTAAAACTCAAAATATCTCTGCTTGTTGACGCGGTTGTGCTAAACGTAAAATCTTTATTCAACTGTTCGTCTCTAATCACAATATTCACGTTTGAAACATAATTTCTTGGTATGACTTGAAATGTTTGAGAACTTGCTAAAGTTATAATCTTCTCTTTT